CCTACGACAGCGACCACACCAGCGGCCCTTGGGACCGCCGTGCGCACCCCGACCTGGGCGCCAGCCCCGTGCCAGCCGGAGGCGACACCACAGCGCCGCCGCGGCGCGACGTCGTCTGCGCCACCTGCGACGGCCTGATCTGGCGGCTCACGATCCCGGTCGTGCCCGAAAGCCCCGACGTGCACTCCCATCACGGCGCCGAGTTCACCCAGGCACTGCAGGCCCACCACGCCCGCTGCGACGGCATCGCGTTCTGGGTGCTCGACACCCCTGACCCGCTCCCGGAGTCACAGGCCATGAACGACTGCCCAACCTGCGACGGCAGCGGCACGGTCACCACCGTCCGCCAGACCATCTTCGGACCCACCGCCTTCCGCTGGCGTCGGCACGGCGTCCTGCCGGTGCGGGAGGAGAACCGCCAGCCGTGCCCAGCGTGCGGCCAGGACCCCAACGACAAGGGGCGGTCCTGATGCGTCAGGGCCGTTCCTCCACACCAGGGCGTCGGCCAACGGCGGAGCCGATCACCGCATTCGAGACCGTCGGCGCCGCCACCGTCAGGCGGGGCAACACCGTCCGAGCCGGCCACGCTGCCGCGCCGGACCGGCGAAGCCGACCCGGCAGCGCAAACACGTCGACTATTGCCCCCGGCACCGAGACGACGTCCGCATCAGCCGTGGGCGATGGCCGCGACGCGCTCGTGGTCAGCCATCTCAAGCTCCTGCCGGCGCTCGCCCACCGGGTGGCCGCCGAGTACGGCGGCCTGCATGACCCTGCCATCGACGTTGATGACTTGGTGTCGGCCGGCGCGATCGGGCTGCTCCGTGCTGCGCAGACCTGGGATCCTGCTAGAGGGGCGAGCTTCGCGAGTTGGGGATGGCGGGCCGCCGCGTGGGAGATGCGCCACGCGTTACGCGCCGGCCGTCACCAGCGCCCCGCCAACCGAACCCACCTGTCACTGGACCAGGCGCTCGGCGACAGCGAGACCCTCCTCGCCGAGGTCCTCGCCGACGACGGCGAGCAGCCTGGTGATCGGCTGGAGGCCGAGGTCGACCGGTTGGCGGCCAAGGCCGAGCGGATGCGGGTCCTCGTTGCTGTCAGCCGGTTGCCCGAGCGGGAACGCGCTGCGGTGCATGCCTACTACATCAGCGGCTTCCGGCAGGACGTCGCCGCCGCCCTGCTGCGGACCACCGTCGACGCTATCCGCTGCAGGCTCGTCAGCGCCCGCCGCCGCCTCGCCGCGACACTTACCCGCCAGGAGGCAGCATGAGGCCGGACCTCTCGCTGTGCGGGTCCTGCAGGCCCGTGGTCGTCGGCACCGACCCGGGCGGCCGCTGGACCGGCATTGCCGCGCGCACCGGGCGCCGCTACCTGGGCCACGAGCTGGTCACCCGGACTGAACCTGGCCCGATTCCCAGCCGCGAGTACCTCGACCAGGTCGTCACCGCCCTCGCCGGGTGGACCCAAGGATGGGGCGACATGCCGGTCTTACTCGCCGTCGAGGGAGCCCGCCGGCTGGGCCGTGAGCCCGAACCGCAGGGCGATCCGGCCACATGGATCGCGCTCGGCATGGTCATGGGCGTGATCGAGTCCTACTTCCCCCAGGCGATCATCATCCTGCCCACCGACTATCAGCGGCCACCGGTCGGCGCCTATCCCTATCCCGACCAGTTGATCGGCCCTGATGAGGTCGACGGCGACGAGGGCGTGCTGTGCCACTGCCGTGACGCCTGGCTCATCGCCGGCGCCGCCCAGCAGCGCCATCGCTGGCGCCCCGAGTACCGGTGCAGCTTCAGTCCCGACCCGCTCCGGAGTGCGGCGTCATGACGGTCTACGTCGACGAACTCCGCGACTACCGCCAGACCGCCCGCGACAAGGGACTGCGCTGGACCCAGTGGGCGCACCTGACGGCGGACACACCCCAGGAGCTGCATGCCTTCGCCGCGCAGCTTGGCCTGCGGCGCGCGTGGTTCCAGGCCCATCCCTGGCGGTGGCACTACGACGTCACAGCAGGCAAGCGCGCCCAGGCGCTATCGCTTGGCGCCAAGGCGATCACCGTCCGGGAGCTGGGCGTCATCGTGCATGTCCGCCGGCTGGCGCGGCATGGGATGAAGGCGCTGACGGTCTGGCAGCCCCATGCGACGGCGATCGCGGTGGGCGCCAAGCGGTTTGAGACGCGGAGCAGGCCGACCAGCTACCGCGGCCCGCTGGCCATCCAGGCCGGCACGCACTTCGACCTCGAGCAGCAGGACCTGTGCTTCGCCGAGCCGTTCACCAGCATGCTGCTGGCCGCCGGGATCCAGACCCCCGACGACCTGCCCCGTGGGGCTGTGCTGGCGGTCACCGAGCTGACCGACGTCCTGCCCACCGACTGCCCGCAGATCACCGGGCAGCTCACCGAGCGGGAACTGGCGTTCGGCGACTTCTCCCCCGGACGGTGGGCGTGGGTGCTCCGCAGCACCCGGCTGCTGCCGGCGCCGATCCCGGCTCGCGGCGCGCAGGGGCTGTGGCAGTGGCGCCTGCCCAGCAGCGACGAGACCGCAGACGAGGTCCGCCAATGAGCGCCAGGGCAGCACCACGCTCCCCGGCCGGCGGCCAAGGGCAGCACGAGGTTTCCGCGGGGACCTACCGCGGGCGGCTGTGTGTGCTGCTCCAGCGGCTGGGCTGCGGGTTCCTCACCGCCAACCCGCCGCTGCGCAGCGCCATCGCCGCCCATCGGGTTGCCGTCGACGCCTTCTGGGACGAGCTGGTTCGCCTGGTCCTGCAGCTCTGCGTGGTCGCAATCGCCGAACACCGCGACCTGCTGATCCGGCGGACCGCCAGCGGCCAGCGCCGCCGCTGGTACGCGCAGCACTACGCGCTGGTGGCCCTACGCCAGCCGGGACACACTTCGGAGCATCCCGACAGCGGCGGCCTGTGGCGGGCACGCAGGCTGGTCTTGGACGAGCTGGCCCGGCGGCACGGCGCGCTGCTCGCCCGCAGAGACCACGAGGGCGTGGGCCTGCGGGACCGGGCGTTGCGCAACGCCGACCTGCGTGCCGCCGCAACGCTGCTGCTGGACCTGCCCGGCCTGACGGGCTGGGGGGTGCAGGAGCTCGGCGCGGTCCGCGAGGCCCTGCTGGAGTTGGCCCCCGCAATCGAGGACGGCACCTTCACCGTCAGGAGGGTGCCGGCCACGCGCCGCATGGCCTCCGGCGTGTACTACACGCCGCCGCCGCTGGCCGACTTCATGGCCCAGTTCGCTCTGGACCCGGTCATCGACCAGCTCTGCCAGGCCGGCGACCCGGCCGAGCTGCTGCGCATCCAGGCGGTCGACCCGGCGTGCGGCGCCGGGGTGTTCCTGGTCGCCGCCGCCCACCATCTCGCCCGCCGGTACGCGGCGCTGCTGGCTGACACGCCCGACCCGTCGCCGCAGGCGGTCCGGTTCGCGCTGCCGGTCGTTATGCAGGCGTGCATCTACGGCATCGACATCGACCCGGTCGCCGTCGACCTGGCTAAGGCGGCCCTGTGGCTGGAGGTCGCGCCCGACCGCACCCATCCGATGTCGTTCCTGGACGCCAACGTGATCTGCGCCAACACGCTGGAGGGCCCCGACGGTCTGCCCGCGGCGCTCAGGCCAGGGAGCCGTGAGGCCAGGGTGACGCCGTTGCGCCAGCCACCGCAGGGGCAGTGGCCGACGCTGGGCAGCCCGATCTTCCCGACCGCCACGCTCGGGCCGGTGACCCACACCGGGCGGGCACCCCGTCCGGCCGGCCGTGCCGCAGGGAGGCCGCAGTGATCTTCATGTCCCGCTATCGGCGCTCACACGACCCGGCCGCAGACGAGCCGACGCAGGGGAGGCCCTGGTGAGCCTGGACCTGACGGTGTGCGACCAGTTCTGCGGCGCCGGCGCTGGACCTTCGTCAGCGCCAGATCGTGCGCGACCCCTGCGACAGCACCTCGACCGTATCCACCGCCTGACCAGGAGGCATCCATGAGCCGCACCGGCCGACACCCCGACGCGCAGGACCCAACCGGCAACCGCGATGAGCAGGCCGTCCAATACGACCACGTGGGCACCCCATCCGCCCAGTACGGCAATGCCGTCGCTCCATCGGTGATGACCCGGATCTTCGGCAAGGTCACCGAGGGCCCCGTCGGCGTGGCAGACGCCGACTGCGCGGACATGACGACACCCGAGATCCTGCTCGCCGAGGCCCGCGTTCGCCTCGCCGAGTACGGCCCGACCGACCTGGACAAGACGCTGGCGCTGATCGCCGACGCCAAGGGCTACGTGACCGAGGAAAGCGACCCCCTCAGCTACGTCGCCGCCGCGCTCCAGGACGCCACCGACATGGTGGCCGAGCTGCACGCTGCTCGTCACGCGAACGAGTGGTGGGCCAACACCGAGGGCCGCCGCTTTCGTTTCGGACGCTGGGAGTTGTACCGCGACCGCCGTGACTGGTGGATCGGCGTGTTCGCGTCCGAGCGCGCCACCTACTTCGGGCTCCTGACGCTCATCGCCAAGCGCACAAGGGAGCGTCAGCCATGACCGACCGGCCCATCGACCTCGACCACGCCACCGGCTACGCGCGCCACGCCGACCACAGCGCCACACAGTGCGCCAACGGGGACCGGCTCATCCTGCGCATGGCCGCCGAGCTGCGCGACCTGCGCGCCGACAACGAGCACCTGCGCTTGGAGCGCGAGGAGAACAACCGGTACTACCAGCGGCTGGAGAGCCTGCTCACTCGGATCGCCGAGCACTTCCCCGGCACCTACCCCGATGGCGACATCACGGGCACCATGCGCACGGCCGGGGTGTACGGCGGTCTAGAGCAGGTCGCCTACCTCGTGGAGCGTCTCCGCAGCCAGCAGCCCGCACCATCCAACTTCGAGCTGACCCGCGAGTTCCACCGAGCCATCGGCCAGCTCCCCGAGGACTACGCGGGCGAACACACCAACCCCGAGCGCTACCGGACGATGGTGGAGCTGCGCTCCCGGCTGCTGCGCGAGGAGTCCCGCGAGGCAATCGACGCCCTCGACGCCTACGCGGTCGGCCAGGGGTCACTGGTGGATGTGGCTGGCGAGCTGGCCGACGTGCTCTGCGTCACCTACGGTGCCGCCGCGGCACTCGGCATCCCGATGGACGCGATCTATCGGGAGTTCCACCGGTCGGTCATGACCAAGGTCGGCGGCCCGGTGCGCGCCGACGGGAAGGTGCTCAAAGGCGAGGGCTTCCAGCCTCCCGACCTTGAGCGCGTGCTGTCCCAGGAGGAGCCCGCCAGTGACCGCCACCACTGACCGCTGTGCCGTCACCGTGCTGCACAAGACGACCCGCCCGGGCCGGCGCTGGCGTCCCGGCGACGAGCTGCGGGAGGTGTTCACCTTCACCATCGAAGCGGCTCACCCGCATCGCGCGGCCCATGTGGCCCGGGCGCTGGCTCTTCACCTGGAGCCGGGATGCTGTGAGGAGCACCACGACCAGGCCAGCGCCTACCAGGCAACAGGGCTGCGGCCCCTTCAGGTCGGCGATGTGCTGCTCGTGAGCCGCCGCAACGGCGACGGTCGGGCTGGGCAGACGCCGCTTGAGATCGTCGGCATCGGCGTCCACCCCTTCGCAGCCGGCCACATCCCCGACTTCACGTCAGCGGCAAGCACCACGGGCGAAGCCACCGCAGCGCCGGGGCCAGCCCGACGGCCAGCGCCTCCCGCGTCAGGCCTCAAGCGCAGAGGTGTCCGATGAGGCGCGGCACCCAGGATCTGACGGTCACCGACATGTTCTGCGGGGCCGGCGGCTCCTCGATCGGCGTGACCGCCGCCGGCGCGAGCGTGCGGCTGGCGATGAACCACTGGCCGGTCGCAATCGACACGCACTCGCGGAACTTCCCCGGCATCGACCACGCCTGCGTCAACGTCTCCACCAGCGACCCGGCATACTTCCCGACCACCGACATCCTGATCGCCTCGCCAGAGTGCGATGCCCACACCTACTCGGGCGGGCGCAAGCGCAGCCGGCAGCACCCGGTCCTGTTCGACCTGGACGAGCGGGACCGGCTGAAGCGGGAGGCCGAGGCGCGCTCGCGGGCGACCATGTTCGACGTGCCCCGCTGGGCCGAGTACCACGACTACGCGGCGATCATCGTCGAGAACGTGCTGGAGATCTTCGACTGGATCCTGATCGAAGAGTGGTTCCAGATGATGGCCAAGCTCGGCTATCGCTGGCAGGTGTGCTCGTTCAACAGCATGTTCTTCGGCGGACAGGTCGGCCCGCGCCCGCCGCAGTCGAGAGACAGGACGTACATCGCGTTCACCAAGCGAACCAACCCGCTCCCGGACCTGGACTATCGGCCGCGGGCCTGGTGCCCCAAGTGCGACGCGGACGTGGACGCGGTGCAGCGGTTCAAGCGGCCGGACCGGTTCAAGGGCCGCTACCGGCAGCAGTACCTGTACCGCTGCCCGAACCCGACCTGCCAGGCCGAGGCGCTGCCATACGTGGCGCCAGCGGCCAGCATCATCGACTGGTCGCTGCCCTGCCCGCCGATCGGGGAGCGCAAGCGGCCCCTGGCCAAGAGCACGATCGCCCGCATCCGCGCCTACCTCGAGCGGCACGGCGTCGACCCAACGCTGGTCCCGGTCACCCACACCAGCCGCAACGGCAAGGTCGAGGTCACCGGGCAGCTTCCCCGCTCGTGTGCCGAGCCGATGCGGACCCAGACCGGCCAGCCAGAGACCGCGCTCGCCTGGCCGTTCGTGGACACCGCCCGCCGCCACGCCACCGGCCGCAGCGTTGAGCTGCCGCTGACCGCGGTCTCGGCCGAGGGCAACCACCACGCGCTGGTGGCGCCGTTCATCGACACCGCACGGGCCAACAACCTTCCACGGTCGGTTGGGCTGCCGCTGTCGGTGTTGTCCAGCGGCACCAACCACTACCTGGTGTTCCCCGAGCGCGGCTACATCGTCAACAACCACAACCCCGGCTGGCTCCGCGACCCTGACCGGCTCCCGCTCGGCGCGATCACCGCCCGCGACCATCACGGCCTGCTCTTACAGGTCGCCGGCAACACCTACCAGCGGCCCGGCTCGACCTGCCGGACCCGCTCGACCGACGAGCCGATGCGGACCCAAACCGGCACGCTCCAGGAGGCACTGCTGGTGCCGTCCGGTGGGAGCTGGCGCACCGACGCCTGGCCGGCCGACCGCCCGATGCGCACGGTCATGCCCACCGAGACCGACGGGCTGGTCCGCCTGCCCGCCGACTTCCTGGTGCCGTATCGGCGCACCGGCAACGGCCGCCACGTCATGGAGCCGATCGGCACCCAGGACACCCGCGACCGGTACGCGCTGGTCGCCGCGGACTCGGCTGCAGGCCGGGACCTGGAGGAGTTCATCCAGGCCTGCGGCTACCGGATGCTGGTTCCCGCGGAGATCGGCGGCGCGATGGCGTTCCCCGGCGACTATCGGGTCACCGGCAACCGGGACGAGCAGGTCGCCCAATACGGCAACGCCGTCACCCCACCGGTCATGACCTGGATCTTCAACCAGGTCGCCGAAAGCCTCGGCAGGTCCCGATGAGCGACGCGGCATTCGGCGCCAGCAGCTCGGGCCAGTTCGACACCTCCGCGGCGGACAGCCAGCAGCGTGGCCTGCGCGCCGGCGAGATCGCCCGACTGATCACGGGCTACCGATACACGTTCCGCGACGAGGAACAGCTCCACGACGCCCTCGCCGAAGTCTTCGCGGCTTGCGGGGTTCAGGCCGAGCGCGAGGTCCGCCTGAGCAGCCACGACCGGATCGACTTCCTCATCGGCCGGGTCGGCCTGGAGGTCAAGACCGACGGCGCGACCACCGCTGTGGCCCGCCAATTGCAGCGGTACGCCCGCCACGACCGCATCGACACGCTCGTGCTGGTCACCACCGTCGCCCGACACCGCACCCTGCCGCCCACCATCGGCGGCAAACCCCTCATCGTCGCCTCGCTCCTGGACAGCGCCCTGTGACCAGTCGCATCGCCCCCGCGGCCTGCCAGCCGGCCGGCGGCAGCAGGAAGGCAAACCCATGAGCCCACTCCACGCGACCACGAGGACCTACGGGACACTGACGTACCGTCCCGCCCGGCCTGGCCTGCCGCGGGGCCTGTGGGAGATCGACGCCGAACCGCACGTCATGGTCCGCATCAAGCGGGTGTTCGGCCGGATCCGCCAGAACCGCGCCGGCGCGGTGCTGATCGCCGACACCCCCGAGATCGCCCGCGACATCGAGTGGCTGCTGGACCGGCACCCGCTCGGCATGGACGACGCCACCCGGACCCGCCTCGCCGAGCAGGCCGAGCGGCACCGCCGCCAGGAGCAGGTCGTCCTGCGCATCCTCGACGGCCAGCCGGTCCAGCTCGGCCTGGAGATGCCGCCGCCAGCGCGGCCGCCCCGCGAGTACCAGCGCGTTGCCGCCGACCTGGCGATCGCCACCGGCCGGCTGCTGGTCACCGACTCGGTCGGCCTGGGCAAGACCTACACCGGGCTGCTGGTGCTGCGCGCCCCCGACGCGCTGCCCGCGCTGGTGGTCACCCTCACCCACCTGCCCCAGCAGTGGTGCGACGAGATCGCCGAGACGCTGCCGTGGCTGCGCACCCACATCGCCGCCAAGGCCAAGGCCTACGACCCCACGAGCCGGCCGGGGGTGCGGCAGCAGCCGGACGTACTGGTGCTCAACTACGCCAAGCTCGCCGGCTGGGCCGACCACCTGCGCGGGATGGTCCGCACGGTCATCTTCGACGAGGCGCAGGAGCTGCGCCGCTCGGATTCGGCCAAGTACGAGGCCGCCGCCATCGTCGCCGACGGCGCGCGGTACAGGGTCGGCCTGACCGCCTCGCCGGTCTACAACTACGGCGGCGAGATCTACAACGTGCTGAACGTGCTGGCCCCTGACGCGCTCGGCACCCGTGAGGAATTCATCCGCGAGTGGGGCGCCAGCCTGGCCGCCGATGACACCAAGGTCGCGGTCCGCGACCCGGCGGCGCTCGGCGCCTGGCTGCGAGACCAGGGGCTGATGCTCGGCCGGACCCGCAAGGAGGTGGGCCGCGAACTGCCCGCCCTGCTGCGGATCCCGCAGACCGTCAACGCCGACACCGCCGCGCTGGACCAGCTGTCGGGCGACGCCGTGGAGATGGCCCGCCTCATCCTCGACCAGCACACCTCGAGCACCAGGCGGTGGCAGGCCGCGGGGGATCTGGACTGGCGGCTCCGGCAGGCCACCGGCATCGCCAAGGCACCGTATGTCGCCGAGTTCGTCCGGATGCTGCTGGACAGCGAGGACCGGGTGGTGCTGTTTGGCTGGCACCGTGCGGTCTTCGACCTGTGGATCCACCGGCTCGCCGCCTTCAGGCCGGCGCTGTACACGGGCACTGAGTCACCGGCGGCCAAGCAGCGGTCGGTGCAGGCGTTCCTGTCGGGCCGCAGCCGGGTGCTGATCATGTCGCTTCGTGCTGGCGCTGGCCTCGACGGGCTGCAGGAGGCCGCGCACGTGGCGGTGTTCGGCGAGCTCGACTGGTCTCCGCAGGTGCATGCGCAGTGTCTGGGCCGTCTGCATCGTGATGGCCAGCAGGACCCGGTGCTGGGGTACTTCCTGGTCGCCGAGGAAGGCTCCGACCCGGTGATCGCCGAGGTGCTGCACCTCAAACGGATGCAGTCGGAGCCCATGCTGAGCCCCGACGGGCGCCTGTTCGAGGAGGTCCGCGGCACCCAGGACCGCGTCAGGCTGCTGGCCGCCGAGGTGCTGCGCCGCCACGGCCGGGGCGCCGCGACCTTACGGGAGGACGGCGTGAACGCGCCCGTCCCGCAGGCAGCCGGCGGGTGGCGAGCGCCGATGCGCGAGGGCCACGTGCCGCCGCGTCTGGCGGTCGAGGTGGCCGCTGCCGCTGAACAGGAGAGTGCGTAGATGCCCACCGCGATCGAATGGACGCACCTGCCCGGCTACATCGGCGAGACCCTCAACCCGTCGAAGGGCTGCGACTGGGCGTCCAAAGGCTGCGACAACTGCTACGCCCGGGCTGAGGCGCCCTGGCTGAAGCGGCTGCACGCCGGCCTGGGCACCGGCTACTACCAGGTCGACGGCGATCCACGCACCAGCGGGCCCGGGTTCGGGTTCACCATGCACCCCGAGATCCTCGACAAGCCGTTCGTCAAGGGCTGGACCAAGCCGCGGTGCGTGTTTTTCAACTCCACCTCCGACCTGTTTCACCGGCTCGCGACCGAGGAATTCATCGTCGCGTCGTATGCGATGATGGCGCTGCGTCCACGGGACCTGTGGCTGGTGCTGACCAAGCAGCACACGCGCATGGCGCAGTGGCTGACGACGCCGGGCCGGGCCGACACGGTACGGCAGGCCGCCGAGGCCCGCCGCATGCGGCTACTGGCCGACGATCGGCTGTCAAGCAGCCAGCGCAAGGCACTTGGCGGATGGCAGTGGCCCGGCTGGCCGGTGCCGAACATCTGGCCTGGTGTCAGCGTCGAGGACCCGGACGCCGCCCGGCGGCTCCGCTGGCTCGTGCGGGTGCCCGCGGCTCGCCGGTTCATCTCCGCCGAGCCGCTGCTGGGGCCGCTGGACCTGCGGCCCTGGCTCGACCAGCTCGACTGGGTCATCACGGGCGGGGAGAGCGGCCAGCGGGCACGGCCGGCGCATCCGGACTGGTTCCGCAGCATTCGCGACCAGTGCGTGGAAGGCGGGGTGCCATTTCTGTTCAAACAATGGGGCGTGCACGTCGAGGTTCCCGCCGGCGACGCGCGCCCGGGCGACCTGCTCATCCCCCCTGACGGGCAGTGCAGCCAGTGGACACCGCAGACGATCCCCACCGCAGGGCAGGCGATCGTGCGCCGGGTTGACGGCAAGCATGCCGCCGGCCGGGTGCTCGACGGGCGCGTGTGGCACCAGCATCCGCCCACCCCGCTGGAGCAGCTCACGCACGCCGGCCAAGCGTCCACCGGGCGGGCCGGATGAGCCACCGCATGGCGGGCCTGAGGGCGGCGGCCACGCCGTCCCGGCTAGCCGCAGCTGATGCCGATCCGCGTGTGGGCGAAGCGCTCCCAGTCGACACGCAGGGTGAAGACCTTGTGCTGCGGCGCGTGGGCGATGTCGACGTTGATGGAGAAGTCGCCTTCGTCGAGCAGGATCAGAATTCCTTCGCGGACCGACTCGGGATCGAGGTCCAACTGCCGCGCGAGCCGCTGCAGGCTGGTCGTCAGCGTGTCCTTGCGGTCGTCGGCGGCTGGGTCGAACAGGCGGATGATCGTTTGGCCGGTGCCATAGTGCATGTGCTGCCAGCGGTCCCGGTCCTCCTCGGCTCGCTCCTCGGCTGTGAGCGGGAACACCTCCTCCGCCAGCGGCAACGGCCATGCGGGGCGATAGCGGACCGCGCCGTCCTCCAGCACACGGTGCAGCAGGCCGGCGGCCACCAGCAGTTCGAGCGTGTCCCGGTAGGTGCGCACCGGCGCCAGCCCATAGTGCGCGGCGTACCGGTCGACGCGTGCCCGCCTGGCGTCGAGGTGGGCTCGTTCCTGCGCATTGACCTCGTCAGGGTCCTGCGGCCCGTCGGAGTCGGCCCAGTGGGGGAACTCCCGGTCCAGTTCGGCAAGCTCTTCGGCCGTGAAGGTGGGCGGCACCTCCCACGCTGGTGCGTCCCACGAACCGGTCGGGTTGGCGGGGCTGGTGATGACCTTCGCGAGCTCGTCCTCGGTCGGTGGTGCCTGGCAGACCGGGACGTAGGCCAACAGCAGCGTCCCGACGGTGGGAAGGTGCCCTGCCCACCCCTCGCCCATCACCGCAAGGGCAAGGG